GAATACCTTTACCAGCTTGAAGTTGATTTATCGGTGAAAGTGTATCGTTCTCTTTAATCAGTTTTGAGTATCCTATCGCAAAAGGTTTTCTTAAACTCTCTATTCCAGGAGATTGTAATGTCTGTCCATAAAAATTCAGTAGACCAGTATTTATCGTAGGTACTGCTGGTATCATGGTATGAGTTAGCAATCTAACAGTGTTCAAACTATTAAATAATTTTTTAGTCTCTTCAGGAATTGTTACTGATTTACCACCACTATATTGTCCAAGTGAGTTAGGTAATCCACTCAAGTTAGTAGCAAACAATCCACCATATAATAAGTCCTTACCAGCAGAAAGTAATCCTTTACCAGAACTATAAAAGTGAAGTATCCTTGAAACATCATCAGCAAATCCTTGAAATGGGATGGTTTCTCTGTTATGTCCTATTCTATTTTTTTGGTCACCGATACTCGTAATTACATAAGGTTCTGGTCCTAATAAACTTGTTCTTAGTCCATCAGAATAACTAAACATATCTAAATTAGAAAGAGCACCTATACCACTTCGTAAAGTATTTATTTCTACTTGACCATACTGAATCGGTTCTCTATCAGCTGGATTTGGAGCAGTATGGTCTACGTTGTATAAACTTTCTAATACAAAACTATCAAGACCTAATCTGTTATTCTGACCAAGATTTTGAAATAAAGATGATTCCCTCTGTCTTGTTTTCTCATCAGCTGATATCAGTAATGGTTGTTTTGTTAAGGGACTATCCTCTTGTTTAATATCTATCTTTTCTATTTTTACTAATTCTTTACTATTACCTTGTGTACCAAACGTATGTTCTATCTCAGTATCTATCAATGATTCCCCACCAACAAGTGAAATAGATTGATTAGCAAATTCTGAATTTTTTTCTGGAAAAGGAGTGTAGTTAAAATTTTGAGCATCGGTTGGTTTTTGTTTTGCTGGTGAATTAGCACCATCTATAGGATCGATAGAGTTTCTACTAATGTCACTAAATACTGATGATAAATTTTCTAATCCCATTTTACTATCCTACGTTGTCAAAACTAGCATCACCACCTGCTAGTGGTTGTGCCGTTTCTAATTGTAGAAATCCTCTTAATGTGTCACCCTCTATTGTAATAGGAACAGCTTCTGGTAATACCACTTTTACTTCTTGTGTAGGTGAAGTCGTTCCTCCACCATTTAATGCCTGTCTTGTTTGTTCAGCACCCATAATACTTGTCCCAGCTGGAACATTAAATATTTCAGGACCAGATTCAAGAGCTTGGACAGGTCCACCCGAATGCATGTTCCTACCAGTTTGTGCTGTTGGGACACTACTCATGGCCTTATACAAAGCACCTGCAGCTGCTATTGCCATTCCAATAGCAAGAGGAGTTCCAAATCCTCCAGTAGCTATTGACATTAATGAGGCACCTTTAAAAAATCCAGCAACGGCACTTAAGGCACTAGCAACTGCAGTTGCCATAGCCTTACCTTTTATCATAACAAGAACTGCTATAAGAGCAGGACCTAATCCAACTAATTTATCAATCGCACTTATCATTCCAACAAGTGGGGACAATACTAAATTCAATCCACTAGCAACCACATTCAGTATAGGACCTAAAGAATTTGTTAAACTAGCACCTAATGCTGCGAATGATTTGGTTAATTTTGTTAAGTTAGATATTCCCTCTTCTCCTAATAAATCTTCAAAATTACCAGCTGCTAACGCACCACTTAGGGATAGTTTATCACTTTGTCCTACTAACTTAGACATTTCCGCAACTGAAACTCCTATGGAATCAGCAAGAGCTTTTCTTTGTATAAGATTTAATTTATTAAATTCTTCTTCAGAACCAACTTGTTTTACAACCTCTTCCATAGCACCAGCAATATCGTTATTAAGAGCGGCCTCTCTTGCCTTCTGAAGATTAAGTTGTCTACCTATTAAAACCGAAGCTTCAACCTCTTTACTTATGGAACTTTCGAAATCCAATAAACCCTCTGCTATCTTAGCAGTAGTTTCTAACCCAACACCCAACTTTCTAGCTTGAACAGCTGCCTCTGCTATATTGTCTCCACCATCCTTTGTAAACAAAGCAATAGTTTCGGCTGAACCAGCGATATCTTTCAACACAGCAGTTGGAGCAACTCCAGCTTGTCTTGCTAGTTGGAAAGTTCCTTCGGCAAGTTTCTCTGCTTGGTCAGCAGATAGATTAGAAGTTTGCATCAAAACACCAAATAGATTAGCACCCTCGTCTGCCGACAATCCTATGGCTTTACTTGTATCAAATACTTTACCCGATAATTCAGCAGCAGCATCTACATTCGTACCAAAGTTAGAAGCAAGAGCAATCGTAATGTTAGAAACGTCTTGTAAATTACCACCAACCTTAATAGCTTCCACATTAGAATCAAGTAAAGTATTTCTGAAATCACTTCCTAACACTTTTAAACTTCCAAATTGTTCTCCTATAGAGTCAAGTGTTGCTGAAAACTTTGTTAATACCGCACCAAAAATTATAGCACCACCGAGTACAGCGGCGGCAGACACAAGTGCTTTCATACTTATACCAGCTTTAGCTAAAGTATCTTTCATCACTCCAAAACTTTTCTTTAGATTTTCACCTGGACTTTCAGCATTAATAACTCCTTTAGCAAAATTAGCAATTCCCTTACCAAAACCATCCTTAATTACTTTTAATTGTGAATCTCCAAAACCAAGTCTTTCCCTTAAAAATGCCCCACCAGGTAAAGCATCTACCTTTCCAATAAAACTATCAAGACCTTTGTTAAAAGAATCGTTTGCCTGTTTAGCTAAATCATTTGACTTTTCTAATCCTTGATTGATTTCATCTTGTTTTGATATCTGTTCTTCTATCTCTTTGATAGCTTTACCTATCTCTCGTCCCTCTTTTGTTCTGTAATTTACACCTTCAGCTAATCTACTATTCTTTAATTGTTCTAACTTTTCTTTTTGTTTTGCTATGTCAATCTGTTTAAACTCAGCAGTACCCATGTTTCTAGCATTGTTTATATTATCTATCGCAATATCATTGATGTTTTTTGCTAAATCAGAAATATTACTTTTAAAATTTTCACTAGTCTTCTCGTATACAGTTCCTTCTTTTTGTGCATCTACTTGAATCTGAGCTAACTTTGCAGAATCTTTCATGGCTTTTGAATTTGATAGAGCTCTCTTTACTCTTTCCCTATCAGATGTACCTATTTTATAACTGACACTTAGAACTTCTTCAAATCTAGCCTTTGTTTTAGCTACTGTATTTTCTATCTCTTTAGTTAAATCTTTGTTGATTTTAGCATCTTGGTTGATACCTTTTTGTGTAGCTTGAATGTCTTGATATACTTTCGCCTTCTCTTTTGCAACGTCAACACCTTTTCTTTCTAAGGCGACTAATTTCTTATATTCACTCTGTAGTTCAACAAGTTTCTTTCTAGCGTCTGTATACTCTTGTGATTTATTCTCTTCAGCCATTACTTAAACCTAAAGTTTTATACCACCTAATTTCTTTTGAAGAATTTGAGCTGCCTTTCTTATCTCAGGATCTTTCATCATCTTCTTTTGCATCTTAGATGTGGACTTTTTAAATATAGCTTTTAGAATCATATCAAGTAATCCTTCACTTAATATGTTTTTTCTATCCATATATGACATAATACAATTCTCCTAATTATATTAATAAATATAAAGAAAAGAGTTATTTAGGGGAAAATCTACGAGGGATTGTTGGTTGAGATTTTTGTGATTTTTCAACCTGCTCTTTTTCTTTTTTTCGTAAATCTACAAACTCTCTTAGGTAAAAGTTCTTTAGATGAACAGGCATGTTGTATACATCGTCAAATGTAAATCCTGGTGCTCCATATACAAAATGAAATATGGATTTATGTATCTCTAATTTATCAGATGGTTTGAGGCCATAGAAACTCCGCAGTCAACGGTATTGAAACGTTGACTGACTCACCTCCTATTTCTACTTCTTGTTCTAAATCAATATCAGGAGTGATTTCTGCAACATAGTTTCTAAAAGCCCTTGAATCTCTAGCAAGTAGATTCTGTACAAACTCGTTTATATTTTCTGGTTTTGAATCACCATCAACATCGATTATCATATGTCTAAGTCTCGTGGTTATTTCAGTATTGTAACCATACTTCTTAGATTGTTCTATATCTTTAGTAATTAGTGATTCTTCCTTTCCAGTAAGTAACTTAAATTTTATTTTATTTTTACCCACATCCGTAGTATACTCAAATGAATTCTCGTGGTTAAATTTTACTTTTTTCGGTAGTTCTTTGAACGGACATTTGGATAAATCAAAAGTATGTTCTACCATATTTTCTATATCATTTGGATTTGGTATTTCTACTGTGTAATCAGGACCATAAGCAAGAATACGAGCAGCAACTAATACGGCATTCTTATCACCTAATACTAAATCTTCTTGTTTTACACCATTGGTGACTATCAAATTATCTAATAATTTATCTACAACCACACCTTTCTTGATAAGGTTATCGGACATTAGTATGTCCTCTTCTTTTGTGGTCATATATTTAACTTCTATTTTACCTTCAGCGAGTGGTGACTCTTTTGGATATAATAAACCCTTAGACGGCAAATCTATAATTTCCGTAGGAAACTTATGTTCTGACATTATAACTCCTTAGTGTTATGTAACTAATACTACTTTGAACCAAATACTTTGGAAAAGAAACCTTTCTTCTTTTTCTTACCTTTCTGAGATAATTTCTTACCTTTTTTCTTTTTCTTCTTTTTGACCTCTTCCATACCAGCCATGTTCATGTCCATAGCATTTACAGTAGGAACAGCACCAAAAAGAATAACAGCAGAAAGGATGAATTTAAGTATGTTTTTCATTAGAACTCCAATATAGCGTAATCGTATCTTAGTGTTAGTGTTATCTCAACTGGATCAGAAGAAGTGAAATCCAAATCACCAAAAGCAGCATCTTGAATGTATGTTCCATACAATGTCCACTTTTCAATAATATCACCAACTGGTCCTAAGACTTGAAAGTTAATATTCTTCTTGTAAAAATCTTGATACCCATCACGACCAGTAGCACTCTCATGGTGTAATCTTATCCACTCAATAACAGCAGAAGCGGCAGATGGCACAATCGGGTCATACAGAGTAATCTGTAGAGTTTGCCAACGACCTTTACCCTTGACATACTTTGTGACGTTCATATGTTCTAAAACAACTTCATCAAAAGTGATTTGTGGTCTTTGTGCCGTCTTTATTGTAAAGGCAGGTATACCACTTATCTCCATGATAAAACGATTTTTCAGTTTCGGTTCATATGGTGTGTAAAATATTTTATTCGCTTCTAAAAGTTCAGCCATTTGTTATCTCCAAAATTTGGTCTTCAATAATAAATATAT